CGCATTGGCAGCGGATACCGCCGATGCCTTCACGATCCTCAACGCGTGGGTCAACGAGATCAACCTGGAGCGGGCGAATAAGGTTAACCGCATCACGGTGCCGACCTTCCCCGACATGACGACCGATGTGTCGTTCTGGACGCCATACGAGCACGTCCTGCTCACCAGCATGGCGGTCAGGCTGCGGCAGATCTACTCGCTGCCGCCGGTCGAGTTGGACGTTAAGCTCGCGGGGATGGCGCTCGATGCGTTCAATAGCATCAACCAGCAACAGGTCGCGCCGATCTATCCTGGCGTACCGGACACTGCCCAACAGGTCATCTTCCTCGCACTCCGTATGGCTGGCCGCATTACCGACACACAGAGCGTGGCGGACGGCAGCAAGGACGTGAGCGACGCCTTCAGCCTGCTGGTGATGATGCTCGGCCAGTGGCAGCGCAAGCGCTGGCTGGTGTGGAACGAGCAGGAAATCAGCGTCGTCTCGACCGGCAACGACTTCTATACCATCGGCATCGGCCAGGACTTTGACAGCCCGCGGCCAGACAAGATCCACGCCGCGTGGTGCCGACTGATGCCGTTCGGCGGCCCGAACGCGGTGGACCTCCCGCTTGCCGTCATAGAGGCGAAGGAAGACTGGGCGACAATCGCCATCAAGGATCTCAAGAGCATCCCCGCCGCGGTGTTCTATGACAGCAGCTTTCCTGTGGGGCGGGTGTACTTCTGGCCGGTGCCGAGCGCAGCACATTACGAGATGCACCTGGTGGTGAAGGCGACGTTGCCGATACCAGCGACGATCACGGATGCGCTGGGAATGCCGCCGGAATATCTCGACGCCGTGGTCAACAATCTGGCGTGTCGCATCATCGTGGCGAGCGGCGGGCAGATATCGCCATTCCTGATGGGGCAAGCGAAGGCAAGCCTCGAAACCATCAAGATGGCGAACTCGCAGATCCCGCTTCTGAGCATGCCGGCGGCGCTCTCCGGCCATCGTGGAGATGCGTCCTCGTGGGTCGGCAAGGGCCTCGACCGGGCCTGGATTACCGGTGGTGACAGCGTCCTTAGCTAAGGTAACACACGCATGAACGATATTCCCTATTACCCCTGGGATGAGGGCGAGAAGCTGTATGCCTCCGCCCTCAACGCGGCTATCGCGAACTCCGGCCGCGGCTACTCCGGTGCTTCCAACGTCAAGGACTTTGGTGCCAAGGGCGACGGTATTGCCGACGACACCGCTGCGATCATCTCTGCAATTGGCACCGGCGGCCGTCTGGTGTCGTTTCCGCCAGGTACTTACAAGATCACGTCTACTATCGTTCTGCCCAGCTATACCACCCTGCAGGGCGCCGGTTCCGGCCTTAGTGTCATTCGCCCCGGCCCGTTCCCTAATCCGTGTTTCTGGTCAACCAATTGGTTCAACCGGATCAGTCTGCCGAACTGGCAGGGGCCGCCGCCCTGGCCGCCGACAACTCCGGCTAATCAGACCGACATGCACATCACGTTAAAGGGCCTGGCGTTCGATTTCTCACAGAATAGGATGACCCAGACATCTACAATGCCTGGACAGGGGATTTGCCAATTCCTGCTGGCACAGGATATCTCTATCGATGATGTGCGCGCCTATACCGGACTGCCGGGGGGGGATGCCGTCGGGTTCTTCGGCTTCCAGCTTATGGGCTGCGACAACGTTCGTATTACCAACTACGTAGCAACCAACGTCACCAACGCACTCGACTGCTGGAAGGGGCCGACTCGGCTGCGGGTCAGTAGCTGCTTGTTTGAAAGCAACGATCACCCAGCCAATGGCGCACTGATAAACTACAACGCCATCGGCTCGCCAAGTGACTATTACCAGAACGACGATCTCAAGGTAATCAACACGACATTCTGGCTGCATGCTGCCGTCGCGATCTACCTCGACCCGGCCGGCGGCGGTTCGTCCACCAATAATGTCGCAGTCAACAACTGTGAAATCGTCTGCAAGCCTAGTGCGAGCGGCGTCGAAAGCGTCGGCATCATGGGCCGCGGTCCTGGCAACAACGTGCAGCTATCCAATATCGTGATTCGTGCGGAGAACGGGGCGATCGTGCGCGAGGCCATCGAATTGTCGGCGTTCTACGGCAACGTGGGTGCGCCACCGACCACCGCGGGGATGATCTCGACGCAGGCAGGTTCGCCCACCTTGACGATCAACATGGCACCAACCGGGACCGACGTGGGGCCGGGTAATTTTGTGCTGATAGACAATGGCTCCGGCGGGAATGTGGTCGGTAATGGATTGACACTGAATGGGTTCTATCCGGTCACAGGTGTCAGCGGACCCACCGGGCCAGGGACGCCACCATATCAGAGCGGGACTATCGTTACCGCGACGGCTACCGCCAATGCTACGGCGACCGGCCCGATCAATGTCGCGACGCATGTGACGGGCTATTGGGGCTCAATGAACAATTGCGAAATTAGCAACATCGTCTGCGATGGATTGGCAGGCGTGGCCAGCAACTATCTAATCAACCTCCATGGAAGCGGTCATCGCGTCAACGGCGTGACCGTGACGCAGAACTATGGCGGCGCAGCAGGGCCAGCCTATCTGGGGGTCGTCGGTATCAACAGCACTACCGACCACTCTCACCCATTTAGGAAGTCTCAGGTCGCAAACATAATTGCGGCGCCTGGCGTCGGCGCTCTGCCGGCAGGCTACTCGGGCGACAACATAGTGATGTGGACAAATCAGGGACCATGGCCTGATACCAGTATGACGCCGGGGATCCGGTTTAGCTCAACGGCGGTTGCCTCCAGCAACACGGACCTGTCGCATCACATCGACCTCGACGGTGGAACAATTGGCATAAACGTAAACCCATCCGGCTCGCTCAATTTCGTCGGTTCATCGTCTGGGATCTCGTTCACAGTGTTAGGCGCTGTCACTGGTTATGTCGGCACCGATGGCCTCAACAACATGGCGGTAGGGCAGACCTATCGGCAGCCCGGCACATTCACCAGCCTAACCGCTTACGGACAGATGTCGTTTAATAATGCCACTGCTGTATCGTTGGCCTCGTTCAACCCCTTGCCGGTCAGTGCTGCCAATGATGCCACTGCGGCCGGAGCAGGAATTGCGGTTGGGGGACTCTATCGCAATGGGTCAATCCTGATGGTCAGGACAGTCTGATGGGCCTACCGTGCATGGCGGGGACGCCCGATGAGGACATGCGCGAGTGAAGGTCGACTTCACCCAGGGCGCATACACTGCCCGCAGCGTGACGGCAGACGCCCAGCGGCAGATCAACCTCTATGCGGAGCCGGGCTCAGCCGACAGCCCGCACAAGATCTCCCTATACCCTACCCCCGGCCTGCAGCTCGTTGCAGATTATACCGGCACCATCACCGGCCGCTGCCGCGGGCTGCACTGGGCCTCGAACCTGACCCTCTATGCCGTGTTCGGCGTGACCTTCGTCCGCATCAATACCGACTGGACCTATCAACTCATCGGCACGCTGACCGGCAGCGTGGATGACGGATACCCCGTCTCCATGGCCGACAACGGCACGACCATCTTCATCGTTGATGGCAGGCTCAACACGGGGTGGACCTATGGGCTTCTGTCCGGGACATTCGCGGCGGTTGCCGACCCGGCATTCTTCGGCAGCACCCGCGTCGATTACATCGACACCTATTTCATCTTCCAGCACATCAATACGCAGCAGTTCTATATCTCCGACAGCCTCGACGTCACGTTCAATCCCCTCTGGTTCGCCGGCAAGGTCGGCTACAGCGACCTGCTGGTGAGCGTTGCCGCGCTGCATGACGCTGTCTGGCTGTTCGGCGAGACAACGACGGAGATATGGTACAACAGCGGCGCGGCAGACTTTCCGTTCCAGCGCATGGGCGGCGGCGTCCTGCAGTTCGGCTGCGCGTCCACCTATTCGGTGGTTGTGGCTGGCAATGGCGTCTACTGGATGTCACAGGATCGCCATGGGCGCCTGATGTTCCTGCGCGGTGAGGGGTATCAGGCGAAGCGCGTTTCCAACTTCGCCGTCGAACAGGCGTGGTCGGAGTACAACCTCAACGCTGGCGCCATCATCTCGATGGTCTACCAGACCGATGGCCACGAGTTCATCGTGATCCAGTTCACCAATGTCGGGCAGACCTGGGTGCTCGATGCGACCACCGAGTTCTGGCACCAGCGCCAGACCGGCGGCGGCGCATGGGCGGTCGGTGCGCTGGCGTTCTGGAAGTCGGCCGGCTTCGGTGGCGTGTCGCTCACCAACTCGGTGGTTGCCGGGGACAGCGCCGCGGCGAAGCTCTACACGCTGGAGCGCAGCCAATACACCGACAACGGCGTGCCGATCACGCGGCTGCGCTCGTGGCCCCATGTGCTCGCCAGCTCTCAGACGCAGCTAGGGGTGCGCAGCGACGGCCAGCAACGCGTGAGCCATCACCAGTTCGTCACGGCCATGTCGGGCACCAGCCTGTCGCCGGATCAGGTCTCACTGCGCTGGAGCGACGATGGCGGCCAGACGTTCGGTTCGCCGGTCGTGCAGACCACCAACAACGCCAGCAACGGCCAGTACTCATGGCGCCGGCTCGGGATGGCGCGCGACAGGGTCTACGAGCTGAGTTGGACGGCGACCGGCGAAACGGCGCTCAACGGCGCTTGGGTTGAACTGGAGCCGGCGGGAACATGAGCAGCAGCATCCCGACAGCCCCACACCGGCACCTATTCATGGTTTCGGTGTGATCCGTGTGAGTGTTTGACTGTCCATGTCATAGGAATACAGATAGCCTTGATCCGTGGTGATCAACAACTGGCCTCGGAACTGGATCATACCTGTGGGTGTGCCAGCATCGAGTGGTAGCGTGAAGAGCGACTTGAAGTTCTTCAATGTAACTTGCCTATCGTGCTCCATCGGGGCACTCCGTCCGGTATAGCAGCCATCCAGCGGATGATCGACACCAAGATGCAACCGATTGAACAGGAGCCTGCGGGAACATGAGCGGCAACATCCAAGCCCCGCGCGGCACCGGCATTATCGTGCCTCGCGTGCCGTTCGTGTTTCCTGATGGCACCCTCACGCCAATCAGTTGGCGGTTTCTGCTGGGGATGTGGAAGACTATCGGCGACCAAACCGCGGGCACGCCCCCGGCTGCCGCCACACACACCGGCACCTCGACCACCGATGGCAGCGGCGTGTTCACCGCCACATGGCCGGCGTTCTCCAGCACCTTCATGAGCCTGACGATTTCGACCACCGACCCGGTATATCCTGGTGGCGTTGTCGCGCCGACGACGATCACGCTGAGCAGCTATACCGGCACGCTGAGCACCACTGACAACCTGTATCCCACGCCGAGCAGCGTCGTGCAGGCGGGCGTGACGTTCGGCTGGATCGCCAGCGGGTATTGAATGCGGAACTTCATGCAGGTGGGCTCGTGTGATGTGCTGCCGCTCGCGGTGGCCCTGCAGATGCGTCCACAACTCTGGAACCGGCACACCTTCCGCACCAGGCGGCCGCACTCGGCCATGACGGAGGTTGATGACATTCTCCTCCGCTACACCGCGCCGGAGCGGCTGGACGACAACGACAACGATACCGACCCGGTAGCGTATCCGGCATGGCATGAGTTGCCGCAGGTGCGGCCGATCGTGTTCGATCTGATGCGGCGCATGGAGGCCGTGACGCTCGGCCGCGTCATCATCAGCAGGCTGAAGCCGGGCGGACGCATCGCCGCGCACGCCGACGTTGGAAATGCGTACGTCGAGCAGCCCGACGTCATGCGGCTGCATGTGGCGGTCCAGGGGCTGCCTGGGAGCCTGTATCACTGCGGCGGCGAGACGACGCAGATGCTCACGGGTAGCGTGTGGCTTTTTAACCACCGAGAGACCCACTTAATAGAAAATGCGTCCGCCGACGATC